TTAACTAGCACCACGGGTAGCAAGATACTTCTGGAAAGTTTCGTCATTTGCTTTTTTCTCTTTAATTTCTACGAGGTTATCCCCAACCTGTAAAAATGCATTTAGATAAGTCCAAGTGTTTTCACCACAGGCAGCATAGATTTTTTTAGGTGCATCTGCATTATCAAACATAGTGTTGAATACATCATCTAAGATTTCTTTGATACCTGATCGCAATTCAAACTCTTTTGACTCATCCTTTTCAACTTGCTTTTCAAGAGCATCTAACTTATTAGCTTTTTCTTTAAGCTCCTTAGCTTTATTTACCATCTCAACTTCTTTTGTATCACTCGCTCTATAATCCAGAGTGAATGCCCCAAAATTGACTGGGATAATATTGTTATCTAAATTTAAATTAATCATATTTGACATTTGTTTCTCCTAGTAATTATTAAGATGTTTCTTAAAGTTCTGAGACAGCCGTTTCTTTAGGCTCCTTGATCCATTTAAGAGTACAAGCAAATTGTTCATACTCTGTAGCATCTCCTGCACCAGCTTTAATACCTGACGCATTAGCAACTTGTGTATGACGTTTTTTGCCATCAGATGACGTTACACGATGCCAAACACGACGTGCATCACCTGATTTATATTTCATACCTGCAATAAGTGCCTGAGCCTTATCCTCAGCATCATAGATACCCTCAAATGAGTAACCACCTGTGACAGACAATACTGTTTCCTCAGGTGTTCCATCACCATCATAGTAACCAGTGTCATCAGTGTCTTCATCGGTTTCATCATCAATAGTTTCGATGTATTTCGCTAGTTTCAACCACTCTGTTGGCTCTTTATCAGGTTGCGATGGATCAAATGCTCCAATTTCATGCACTCGTTTTGCATTTTTTAAACGTGCCATTATTAATTTCCTTCTATTTCAATCTTTGCTTTAAGCTGCAAAGTATAGACAAAGAACTTTTGTTCATCTTGTCCATTAATCCCTGGTTTACCTACTTCCAAAGACATAAAGTTGTATGATTGGTCAGTGCTTGGCAACTCAAGGTCAAACTCTGATAAATCACCATTGATGAGCCATATAATGTCACTTGCCGTTTGATTAGATTTGCTTTTTACCGCAATCTCAAATGGCAATGATATTTCCCTAGTCCCGTCAAAGTATTCTTTGTCGATAGTCCCACCAGGTATTGAGTTAAGCACTAAATCATCGACATCATCTTTGAAATAGTCCAACCGTGCATGCAATCCTAAATCAGGAATTGCATTGATATGATCTAATAGCATCTTTTGAAAGTTTTTGTTATTTTGCATTTAAAACCCCATTTCTTTCAGTGCTTTCTGTTTCCAATTGTCAATATGAGCTGACCTTGCTCGTCTGAGCCAGTTCTTACCTGTACCAGGAGTTGTATATCGCTTAAACGTTACAATTCCATTGGTGCCATAATAATGAGCTCTAGCATAGACTGTGTTGTAATGGATAGCATCACCTGATGGTGACATAGATGCTGAGGCTCTTAATGCCCCACCCCTCATCGCCCTCATCGGAATATATTGATCCATATCCAACATCATTTGACTAGCCATGGCAATTCGCCCTCTTGTTACTGAGGCAGGTGACACTTTCTTAGTTGCACCTGACAAATCAACATGGACAGTTGTCCAAATTCCGTTTGACATTAAACCACCTCTATTTCATAGCTAAATAGCTTTCCATTTAGGTAATTAGGTTGATATCCTTTCACAATATAATCTCTGTCTCCATCACTTAACTTGGCATCAATCCAGCTATCATCAACAATCACTTTTGTGAATTGTGGATAGATAAAAACGACACTTGGCTTTTGTCTCTGCTTTTGATTATTAGTTCCGACTATGCCAATATTTCTGTCAAATCTGACATCTGACAAAGCAATTGACTCAAGATAAGTGATGTCCCCAAAGTCATTCACAGTGCCTATTTTTGATACTGTGATGCTATCTGTCAATAATCTCTTATCTATCATAGTCAACCCTCGCAGTTAAGCTAAATCCGGCAGAGTTAAGCAAGTTTTCAGCATCTAAACAAAGGTTAAATCGTTGACCAGCATTTGAATTCTGTGAGTTCTTATAACTAATGGAGGTTCTGCCGATAGATAAACTTGCCATAGCTTGCTTATCATCAGCAGTCATCACTCCACTAGCATCTAAGTAAGCTACTTGGTATGCAGTTGCTAACTTAACCGCATCTTTTCGATGCTCAATTTCAGTCTCAAAATTGATGTATGAATAAAATCCCTGAGTATACAAATCAATAGCTATTTCTGCTCTTTTCTCAAGCGCATCAAAGTCATTAACCTGTTCAAAACCAAGTGCTTTAAATTCAGCAGCAGTTAAATAAGTCATGTGTCCCTCCATTGTTAAAATTAAGGGTGTCACACACCCTATTAGTCAGCAGATTTATCTGCTGTTTCTGCTTTAGACTTACGAGATTTACGTTTCGGTTTTTCTTCAGTTTCAGTCTCAACCTCAGTTTCTACGTCATTATCAACAGGGATAAGGACTTTAGGGACATCCATGAATGTTAACTTTAGTTCTTTATTCACTTTATCCGCAAAATCTTTATCCAATTCAATAATTCCATTTTCAAGAACTTCTTTACCCAATTTCTTGAAATGAATATTTTTTAAAGATTTATAACGCATTTTTCACCTCTTACATTTCTGTTGAAGTAACTTTGACAATAGCTTTTTTGTTATCATCAAGTGCATATGTTCCACCTTTGGCAGCAGCTTGCAATTTAACACCGTCAAAATCCTCTGTTTCAATTGTGCGTGCAGTAGAGATACCAATAAACGGAATAACAATTCCATTAGGTGAGAAAATTGCAATATCGCCTGTTTGGAAGTATTTAGATGCTGTTTTTTCAAGAATGAAATCTTTATATTTAAGCAATCCATTTGTGTCTAAAGATACACTTGAACCTTTGGCAGATGTATTAGATGCCATATCAACAATTGCGTTGTAAAGCTCTGATTTAAGATAGCAAGTAACTTGTGCATCTACTTCTAAGTCAGTGTAATAAGTATCGATCTTGTTAAATAAAGCCTTAACATTTGCCTCAGAAAAATCAGCAAGAGTTTCAGTTTTCCCTGCACTCGTCGATAAAAACTTACCAGTGCGAACATTTACTTTGCGAGTTTGAGCAATAGACTGTAAGTTAAAGCGATCAGCAAGTGCTGCATTTAGATCATTGTTTACTGTGTAGCGGTCAATACCTTCGTGAATTGTTAATTCATAGTCATAATTGACATCTGTATCTTGATAGATAACTTCCGTTAAATCACCAAAACGTGATTTCTTACCTGATGCATTACCAAATCCACCATCATTTGCTCCTGTCAGGTAGTCATCACCAATTACTACAGGTGTTGCATTGGTTTTAACAGAAAATGCTTTAGCATTGTTTTGGATGCCATCCAGTGTTTGCAATGGTGCGAGTGCACCTCGGAATGCTGCCTTGGCATTAAATACTGTGCTAAGGATATCGCGATATTGTGGCACATAAATGCGTGCCGCTTGGTCTTGATTAGTTGCCATTTATACTAATCTCCTTTCCTATTATTGATAGCTATCAACTATTGCTTGAAATGGATCAACCTCAGTCTTGGCAGGATTAGCTGCTGGATTTCCATTATTGAAAATAGTTGGTTTGCTATTACCTTGTTCAGATGGTTCTTGAGCTTGTGCAAATAAAAATGGTTTGCTCTCTTGCAAATCATTGATAATAGTCTCTAACTGAGGTTTGCCATTGTCATCCAATTCAACAGCGTTAACATCAATCAATTTCATCATCAAATCAGTATCAAGTGCATCTGTGTCTTTAATTGCAAGCTTAATAGCATCTGTTTTAATTGTTTGTTGTAACGTTTCATCAGCAGATTTTTTGTAATCATCGAATTCTTGTTGTAATTTAGCAAATGCATCTTTTGACTCTTTACTTAATTCAACATCATCTTGTAATTTCTTCATTTCTGCTTGATTATGTTCCAACTGTGATTTAAGGCTGTCTCGTTCTGCTGTGATAGTGTCCAAAGCTGATTGTGAGTCTTTGATTTCTGCTCCACGGAGAGCAAAGACTTGTTTTGCTTGTTCCTCTGTCAATCCAAGTTCGAGTAGTTCCTTAGTTGTAAATGACATGTCATACCTCCTAGTTCTTTTTTAGGTGGTCAACACCCACCCTCAGTTATGATTTAATTTACATTCCTAGAATACTTGTAAACATAAGGGTATTTTTACGGTTTTGAGCAATGAAAAAGCCACCATATAGGTGACTATGTGTATATCTTTTCTCTCTGGTAATCTCTGTGCAGAAAATCATAGTTATCAACAAGCGCCTTAGCTTTCTGTTGATATTTTCTTACATTCAAACGCTCTAATTGGATTAAATCAGCATCATTCATAGTTGTTGCATAATGCAGTCTCTCTTTATGACGTCTAATATTGCGCTCAATAGCTCTTTGCTTAGCCTCAATTCTTGCATTCTCCTCAGCTTGCTCAGGTGTTAAATCTTTGAGGTAGTCAGGTAATTCAGGTAAATCATTAACCCCGACAATAAAAGGTGTTAGGTAATGGCCACAATGAGCACCAAGACATCCACCAGCAGTACCATATCCGTAATCTAAAAGTGATAAGATATGAATGCCATTCTCATATCTGGCTAAGCTCTTTGTGACTATCCTGTGTTGTAATGGGGCACACATTGCTCTAGCAGTAGATTTCATTGAGTAATAATAAGTATCAATTCCGATGTCCTCAGCAGCTCTTGTCCTCATCTCATTAAACACTCGATAAGTTATGGATTTAATGATTACCCTAGCATAACTATCAGCTCTCCACTCCCTGCCGCCTGCATCAGTAAATCCTGTAAAGTTCTTATCCTGCCATTTGATAATAGTATCATGCAATGCTCTATCAGCTGTCTTGTTCCCTGAGACCACCTCAGCAACAGATTGCTCAATAATTGCTTTATAGACTTTTTGAATGCTTTTTGGAAGTGTTGAGTTAATAAGATTGAGTTCATCCCATGCCTGGTTAACATAAGCACCTAGACTCTCAGTTACGATGTTCCTAATCATCTCATCATTTGATTGATATGGTCGGTTAGCATTAGCTAAATCCTCTTTAAGTTGCTCATGAGTGTCCTCAAAGACTTTTAATCCCTCATTCTCTATGACATCTCTTAGCACTTGCTTAGCTATGCCTGTGCGTTTAGCAATGATGTCAAGGTTCTCCTCATTAAGCATATGCATATCATTAAGCTTTTCTAATTGCCAAACCCACGGATTATCAACCAAGTCCTGTTCACCTCTGATTTTTAATCTTCGTATCATGTTATCAAATAACTCAATCTGCATCTGCGCATAGATATCAGATACCTTTTTCATCTCATCTGAAAAATGCTGATCGTTTAATGTCGGCTTTTTATTTTTTCTTTCAGTCATTAATCAACCTCATTTATTTTCCGAGTAAATTCTTCAAGCGAAAATCAAGCGAAAAAATAGCTGATTTAATAATGTTTCAGCTATTTTCTGATCAATAATCAATCGCTTTCTTTCTGTACTTTTTCATCTTTTATTTCTTTTCCTTTCTGATTATTTTGTTGTCCATATAATGCTAACTCAGCATCATTCTCAGGTGGTAACTCGCCATTAATTTCAGCAAGTTCTTTCTCCGCCTCATCATCAGTAATATTCTGAACTTTGGCAATTGCTTTCTTGGTTGTCGCAAATCCTGCTGCAACCATCTTCATCCAGTAGTCTAATTCAGCATGTCGGTCAGTAAATACACCATCATCAAGGTTTACAGAAATGTCGTCAAGGTCAGGTATTTCACCATTATATAATTCATAAAAGGCACCAAGCTCACAAATTGAGACACAAAGTTCTTTGATTGTTTGCTCGACAAGAGACACTATACTATTGCGCATCTGATATGTATCTGAGTTCTCTGAGACAATTTCAGTTGCAGTCTTAACTGATTGGCCATCAAATGTGAACATGCCTGATGATACACCTATCTGCATTTCAAATAGCTTGAGTCCCTCTGAAATAGCAGCAATATAATCTGATGATCTGATTGGTGTTGTTAAGTCAACAATGCCACCATTGTCCATATTACCTGATGCAATTTGAGTATAGACATTTTGCTCAACATCGAACCTGCGCTTAAACTTGATTGTTCCATCCTCTGTTTGGTATTTTACTTGTGTCAATTGCTCAGGAACAATCACGCGCCTTTGCCCCATTCTAACCTCCCACATGAACTCATCATATGAACGATTAATAAAGTCAATAGTTGTCTTTGCGTTATCAAAGATAGATAGCCCAAGCGGACTGTTGATATCTTTGTTGTTCATCCCTGGTGTTTTGAAATAGGTAAACAGTGGCCGTGACAAGTCTTTTAATCTAATCACCGGCTCTAAATCAGGATATAACTCTGTGAGTTGCACCCTGTCGCCTAACTGACCACTAACTGTTGATTTGTATAGCTCATTAGTGATGCGATAGATCTTGCGGTCAATAGTTGAGCCGACTTCTTCGTCATTGACTGTTACCCACTCGTGAAATTCAACAAGCGTGTAATAAACATTTTTCTTACCCTCTGACTTAATTGTCTGAGTGAGAATAACAGCACTTGAAATATCTTGAGTGTTTGACTGCAATGGCAAAAATACTGGTGCCTGTACAAAAGCCACTCTGATTTTATCACCATCTAAATATGGGCGCATTGCTAATCCACCTAGTGCAAGACCACTTTCTAGGTATCGCTCAAAGTTTTTGTTGAAACGATCATTTTTAAGCATGTCATTGATAAACTCATCTGCCTGCTCATTATCACTTGTAATCTCTGCCTGCTCATTATAAACAAGACTAGCAATTTTCTTGGCGCTTGTCCTTGCAATTGGCAAGTGGTTAAACTTTCTCTTTTGTCTATCACCATCAGAATTAAAATAAATAACATCATCAAAATTACTTTGATAGTATTTTAGATTGTTTTCAATTCTGCTATATTCCTCACTTGTAATTGCAACCTTTGGATGTTCCAAGATTGTGTTTAAGTGTGATGTTTCCATGTTATACCTCCCTCGAGTAAAAAAGCTCTTAACTTTATCAATAAGGCTCATCTTATGTCCTCCTAACTATTTCCAACCCTAAGACCTAACAGTCTTGCATTATCTAACACAAAGTATTGGAAGACATCACATGTATGATCATCTTCTTTGATAACGTTTGGATTGTCTGAGTGTATTGTCTTTTCATCCCACCTGTACATTCGATGCTCTGAAATAAATACTTTATTATTTTCTGTATCAAGATAGTAAAACCTACCTTGAGCAAGTAATGACTGTGCATTATCAATCATGGTTACTTTCCTAAGCTTGGCCACTGGATGCCACCTAATAGCAAAGTCCAAATAAAATTGATTTCGCAAAGCACCCTCTGCACTATCTATTGTGTATTGTAATGTCTGCACCTTGTACTTATCTGTGATACCCTGCATAAATGCATTAATCTCTTGAGTTAACTGACTTGGTGCTTTTTTGACCACTTGTCCAGCAGGTGAATAGTACCATGTGTCTAATAGTATTGCTTTACCCTTGGCAGTTATACCAAATGCACAGACCGCAGTTGCTGATTGCTGATGCCCACCATCCAGTGCATATGATATGCCAATAAGCTTATCATCAGATGGCAATGCATTAAGCGCGTGAAAGGTACTCATGTTATATACATTGTTACCTAATCCGACTGCCTCACCAAGATAGACATATCTGTAATAGTCATAATCATTCTCTTTAATGCGCTCAATATCTGCTAGCATCTGAGGAGTTACAAATCCCAACTCATCATCAAGATAAGTGCTTGAATGACATAGATAATCATCATGTTGCTTACATTCCTCAAACCATTCATTAATCCAGTTATATGGATTACGAGGTGGATTATATGACCAAAAGAATTGAACAAAGTCAGCATTTGGATGCTTTTGGCGCATAAATGTGATATTAGTTTGGTCAAATTCTTCATAACTTGAAAACTCAGCAGCCTCCTCATACCAAACTGCAATTAGATCACCAATGTTATTTGATTTTAGTTTTTGAAAGTCATCAAGTCCATAAAAATAAAAGGTTGAGCCTGTTTTAATGTTAGTTATTTTAAATGGACTAACTGTCATTTTGAACATTCCAATGATACAAAATAATCGCAAACCCCATTGGATTTGATTGTAAACACTATCCCTCAAAGTATTAGCAACCTTACGTATGACAACTATGTTAGCTCTCTCACCTCTAATGATGTACTTAATCATCATGTAAATTAGTTTTAGAGTGATAACAGACGATTTGAAAGAGTTCCGACCACCTCTCAGGATGTTGTTAGGCTTTTTAGATAACCAAACGCTTTTAAAGTGAGGATTAATATTCTTTTGGATATTAATTATCTTCATTGTCAGCCTCCCAGCTATCAACAAGAGTTATTGACTCACTATCAATCTTGTTGACTTCCTCACGCTCTTTATTATCCAATTTGAGTGATTTGATACGCTCTCTTTGCTCTTGGATGTCATATCTATCTTTAGTATTTGTAAGCTTGATAATGTTCTCAGTTGCTTTCTGATTGCCCTTAACTGCTTGCTGAAATGTGGCGAATGCTAACAGTGATTGATTACTGCCATCCATGCCCATATCTTCAAGCTGCTTTTTGATATTCTTGTCTGTGATATCCAATGTCATCAATGTTTCAAATACCTTTTTGAGGTCAGCTTTCTTGCGTCTAGCTTTACCTGATGCTTTACCGCCTTTAACAGCAATTTCTCTCTGTTCATCTTTTGTTCTCTGGTTCATTGGCTTTAAATTTTTTGTTCCATCTCTTGGCAACCCTGACCTCCTTTCAAACACAAAAAAAACACAAGTTTTTACTTATGGTTTCATTTTATATTTGATTTTAGGGGTGAAATTACGCTTCTTTAAAAAGACAAAATAAAAAGCCACCTTAATTGGTGGCAAAATAGCCGGACGGATTTGCACCATCATCTCACCAAATTAATGATGTGTCATCCTTTTTAGACCACTGCTCTATTTACTCTATTTTCCCATATCCTCTTAACCCTTACAAGTAGTTTTCGCTCATTTTGAGCTTGTTATATTTCCTCCAAAAACACTTTATCGAAGAGACAGTTCTCAAATTCTTCAAACCATCCCCTGATGTGCACATATGCTTGTGTCTGACTCAAATACAGGATAGATTGCGCTGCACCAATTACAGATATATTCCTATAAACATATACCTCTTTCAGTGCAGTAACCATCCTATTATCTGTTTTATCAATCATTTCACTAATAATTTTACTGATTGCACTAAATTTATTATAAGTTCGATAATCTCTGTACAATATACAATCACTTATTTTCTTTTCTAATATCGTCAAACTAGGATTGTTTTTATCCCTCATAAAATACCAGCGCAGCCAGATGATCTCTTTTCTATAAGTTGTAGAAAACTTATCAAGTCTGTTTTTTGTCATAGTAATTTACCAAATTTGTTACTTTCTCAATTTCTTTATTAGCCACTTCTGCTTTACCATCCGAGTTTTTGGATAAATAAGTAACTGATTTCGCAGCATTTGGATAAGCTAGCCAAGCTTCATAAAACTCACGTTCATTATGAGTTAGCCACTCTCTAACTTCATCAGACTGATAACTCATATGTTCGTGCAAATAATCCGCATCTTCGTCAAAGCTTTCAATAACATCAGCTATCATTTGTGGCACTTCTAGTTTTGGTTTGTCGAGTTTAATTTGATTAAGAATCTGAATAACATCAGCAAACTTCAAATCGTACGGCTTAGTTTGTAAATCTCTATATGCCATGTTATGTAATTTTCGCTTCGCTTCTTCAATGTTCATTTGTTACCTCGCTTAAAATCGCAATTGCTTTCTCGTATTTGTCAATCAATAATTTTGCATTGTCCATATCTTCAAATCGATTTTCATTATAATATCCCTTCAAGAAATCTAAATTAGACTCTAACGTCTCCAATGGCAATTGAAAATCTTCAGTGTTAATTAATTCAGGCATTCTTCATCCCCCATTCCTCGTCAACTCCGCAATCAACTTAGTCTTTTTAGCTAACTGCTCGTGTGATTTGTCTAACTGTCTCTGTAGTCCTTCGATTGACGGTTGATAGTAGCTATCACAATAATTTTGTATGATAAATCCACCCAGTAAACCACCAAATATCAGCAGAAACACAGCTAAACAAATGATTTCCTGTATATAAAAACTATATGCTTGTTTCATTCGTCATCTCCTCTATCCACTCAATAACATCTAAATACATATTTGCTTGTTCTAATTGCCATCTCCCAAAAACGGACAGATTGTCTTTTCCCCACTCATATCCAACAAGCCGTAAATCACGCTGTTCTGTCAGAAATGCAATTACTTCTTCTTTTGTCATTCTTCCACGCTTTCATGAGGTTCAGGGAACCAAATTCGTCTTTTTTGGAGATCAATCGCAATTCCGCAAGTAACTTCCCAATCGGGGTTCATATCGTCTTCTTGCAATAATTCAATAAATGTTGATAGTTTCATTCTTCTAACCTTTCTAGTAATTCGCTGTTTTGATATATGTTTCCGACAACTTCACACCCCTCTTTTCTTAACCACAATTCTGTCCCTCGACGTATATTATCAATGCGCCAAGAGCCACCTCTGAATTGATTTACTTTAAAAAGTTCAAAATCGCTAGTAATTGTGTATCGTAGCTTAACAATGTCATCTTTAAAAATCTCAACGCCATTTTTATCAAACATTCCTGTTGATTGCATGAGTATAAGTTGCTTAATATCGCCTATTGCAACACCTCCATGATCATCTTTTAATCCAACATCACCGTTTTCGTAATCAATAAGGGTAACCTCATACATGCGTTTGAATTTCTTTGACCACGCTCTAAATTTTGGTATCATAACTCACCTCTCAAAAAATACTCTGCATCACTTTTAGCGATTAAGCTATCACGATAAGCAATAGCTTCGTCTTTAGTCTTAAACTCTTTGTCTTTATAAACAGTAGGCAACACTCGTCCGCCAATGTGATCGTAAACCCTAACTACGTGTGTCATTTGCATTCTCCGTTTTCTCTAGCCAGATTGACAACATTGTGCAATAATTAGCCATGTCGTTTAACGTGTCTGACAGGCTTTCTGAGACGTTTTTGTCGCTGCTTATAAGATTATATAGTCTGTTGTATTTATCGCTTATACGGACGACACCAGCGATAAATCCGAAGTCATCCAAAGACTTTTCAAACGAGTTCCCATAATCTGCATTTTTAGCTAAAAACATTTGATAATTTTCGTTGTATGCAGCTTGCATGCTCTCTGCGTTTATTTTATCTGCCATACTATACCTCCTTAAAAAGTCATTGCTGCGTACATCAATCGCTTAACTTGCTTGTAATGATCTAACTTTGTATCTCTGTGCTTTTTGTTTAACTTTATAAAAATATCAGTTTCGTGACTGTTTGGATTGTGATACTCTCTGTATGATTTAAGATACAGCTGCACATAAATATCTTCGTCGAAATAATCTTTAAACGCTTCGATAACGTACGGTCTTGGCAAGGTTTTTCGACGTCTGTTATTTGTAACGCTACATCTTATTAGCTCAGCTTTTTTGCAATCTACATCTAGCTTTTTAATTTGCCTTACAATCCCATTGTCAAAAATTTTGTAAAATTTATTTATTAATTCATCTGTCAATCTCTTCAATCCTCACTTTTATTCTTGGATTCTGACTGTATTTTTTCTTTGCTCTTAAATCGCATACGATATTGTCATCTGACCAAACGATACCTGATTTCTGTATTCTGTCGTAACCTGCATCGGAAATACTATCAAAAACAGCTTTAATCAGATTATCAATATCAGGCTTCTTAGCGTGCCATATCAGTTCACGCATGAAGTTTTGATATATTTGTATTGTTTTACCTTTAGAACGCTGTGTAGGCTCTTTTGATAGCGTTTTGGGAGCTTTCATGTAAAAGGTTACCTCTACCTTTATGCAATCATCGAAAAACGGTCCATCATAATTTTTTTCTATCCAGCCAGAAACCTCTTTTCGCCATTTCTTCATTTTTGGATCTTCGTACGTACCAAATTTGCTGAACTTAGGTCTAGTTTGAGGTTTTGGTTCGATTGGTATTTCGAATTCTGTTTTAAAAGTCATATTCCTCTTCAATTCCTACTAACAATGCAATTCGTTTTGAGCTAGCTAACGCTTGATATGATTTAGTCATGTACTGTTCTATTGTTGCTTTTTTGATACCAAGCCGTTCTGATAACTCTTCTTTTGTGCCGACGTCGACAAACTTGTCGTCGTCATATATTGTATATATCCTTTGCTTCCGCGGCTTCGTCATATTTAAAATGGTAAGTCATCATCTGAAATATCCATTTTGTTGGCATTGCCAAAATGAGAATTAGAACTATTGCCGCTTTGATTAGTCTGTTGTTGGCTATTGCGACTTTCCAATAATTGGAAATTTTCCGCAACAACTTCTGTTACATAGATACGTTGCCCTTGTTGATTTTCGTAATTGCGTGTCTGAATGCGCCCTGTGATACCGATTAAAGTCCCTTTTTTAGCCCAGTTTGCTAGATTTTCAGCAGACTGTCGCCAGATAACACAATTAATGAAGTCCGTCTCTCGCTCTCCGTTTTGCTCTTTGAATCTGCGGTTAACTGCAAGTGTAAACGTAGCTACAGCTACTTGACTTGGCGTGTGACGAAGTTCGGCATCCTTGGTCATGCGACCTGCTAGTACAATGTTGTTAATCATTTTTTAGTCCTGCTTTCTTTTTGAGTTTATTGATTAATTCGTCTGCTGAAACAATGTGTTCCGTATGCAAATTTTCCAGTGTCCCCACTTTTAAAGTATCGGTTAGCCATTTTGTTAACTCTTCAACGTTTTGGTTTGTGGCTTTCGCAATATCATTTAAATCAGACTTGTAAGTCTCGACTTGGATATTGCTTATTTTAGGAGTTTTAGAGGTTGTCGGTCGGGAGTTTTTTTGTTCTTTGCGTTGCGTATCTTCTGTAACAATCGCATCTACATCTTCCTCACCAATTCCAAACAGCCCTTGCAAGGCATACTTACCTGCGTACGAACTCACTGCACCAGTCCATTGCGGAACTTGCATTTGTTGTATTTGTTTAGGTTCTCCTGTTTTATAGTCTTTAGTATTTAAAACAGGCACACTGTCCAACTCAGCATATCTTGTCGCTTGGTGTTGTTCATCACCAAGTCTAGCTGTTGCTGTTGCTTTGATAAAAATTCTGCCGATCAATTCCACCAATTCGTCAGATACCGTTAACTCCCACCCGCTATTTAGTGTTTTAAAGTGTGTAAAAATATCTTCTGCATTGCGAAATGTATATTTAACGCCTTGTTTTGTTGTTTTTGTTATTTGCATTTTTGTCTGCAATTCTGCAAAAGTCATGCTCATCTACTTCACCTGTAAACTTTCTGTTTCGATTAGTTGAACTCCAGATATATCAATTCCAGATTTTAAAACTTTTGAGATTTCATCTTTTTTTGGTTTGTATTCAACTTTTTCTTGCATGTATTCAAAAGGTATTTTTGTTTCGTCCAAAACCTCAACCTTCTTACTTTTTCGCAAAGATACTTTAAACATTCCAGCATCAACTTTTTTCTTTTGACTTAAGTCCATTGCTACCCTAATTGTATCTTTGTATTTTTCCGCTTTGGCTTCTGCTTGCTTTTGCTTTTTGTAAAAAGCTTCTTTTTCGTTTTTGTACATTTCAATATCAGCTTGTGTATTTTTTAACATCTTTACAAAATATTCAATATTATTCTCTAAATCTGATTGAAAGTCGATGCTATCCAAAGTGTCTTGAAATGTTTCATCACCAAGATCCATAGCTGATAATTGCGCATAAATACCCTGTAACTCGTATAAATAAGCCATTTATTTCCTCTTTCTATGTTTCAATTGCCAATTTTCTGCTTTTAGTCGATTATTTTCTTGACTTAATGCGATAACTTTATTTTGAAGTTTGTCTATTTCCTGACCTAGCAAGGTTTGGACTTCAAAATAGTTAACTTCCCAATCACTACTAAAATTAAAATCTGTATTATCCATTGTTAATTATCCAAGATATGTTGTTTGACTGATACGTTAGCGTCTATTTCAAAGTTAAACACAATGTTTAGCTTTTTATCAGTTAATTCCAGTATTTCTTGGATAAGACTTTCGTCTGTCCATCCATCGTATTTTTCGTAAGTTGGCGCTAATGTACTTTCATCATTTCCTGTTAAGCTGTCTAGTAAAGTGCATTTTTAAATTCACCGTCATAGGTGTATAAATCATCATCTAATCTAATTTCTACCATGCGAACTACCTACAAATTTCTCTAGTCTATCTTTGAAAAAGTCAAACATTTCTCGCAACTCATTGTTTTCTTTTCTTAGGTTGTTATTATTAACCATAATATCCACTATAGAACTATCTTTTTCGAAGCATTTATATTTTAAATGTTTAACATCTTCAGACAAATCAATGTTTTTAGACTTTAAGATTTCATTTTCAATTTTTAAGTCTTTAATCCTATTTTCTAATTCAGCTACTAATTTCAAATCTGGTCTATTTTCCAAAGTCAATCCTCCCTCTGCGCAGTCTTAACTGCCTGTATTCTTCAATTTTTTTATTTCGACTAGTTTCATCTAGAGCCATAATTCTTGCTACATGCTCTTCTGATAAACCGAAAAATGTTGTTAATGTTAGTTCCATAATTTCATTCTTTCGTCTTCCATTCCTTCAAATTCCATGATATGGCTTTTATCACAACCTTTTCGTATACGTGATGCAATTCTTTCTCCATACGTCTGTCTAATTTCAGCTGGTGTAAGATTTGTCGTGATGATTGTATTTGTACGCTTGTTAAGTAAGCTATATATAATACTTGTCGACCAATCGCTAACCTTTTCAGCACCTAAATCGTCCAAAACTAGATAATCAACCTCTTTTAATTTGTCCAACCAAAACGCCTCTTTACTAAAGTCTCGCTTTATTTCTGATAACAAATCAGTAACATTTACAAGTAGCCCTAGCTTCTTCGTCTTATCTGACAGTCCTCTGATAATGCTGTAAGCTAGATGACTTTTGCCACGTCCAGCTTTACCAGTCATGATAATGTTACCCTGACCTCCTTTAAACCAATCGTTAGCCATTGTTTTAGCCCAAACAAGCACTTCTTTATGTTTGATTGTGTCAGTTCTAAAATTATCAAACGATGCGTTTTCCAGTTCGCTATCCATGATTGATAACCTTTTTAGATAGTACAGCCGTTTGTTTTCGAGTTCTCTCTCATATTGTTTTTGAACGTGTAAATCGTTTTGATTTTCCAAATCTTCTTTGTGGCATTTAGGGCAAACTGTCAAACCAGTTTTAAGGATTGTGATATAGCTACAGTCATGCTTGTCACAAATTGTCTCTTCTTTTTTGGTATTTTTTTGATAGGACAAAGCGATTTTATCAAGCGCATTCTCATCACCAAGTATCATACTCACTTACCTCTTCTTGCTTAGATTTCCTAGATTTCTCTTTAGCTTCTATTTGCTCAATTGTCGTGATGTTGTCATCTCTCCAGTTACGTAAAATACCTCTAACATAGTTAAGATTAGTTTTTCCTTGAAGCTTAGTTCTTTTGATAGCTTCCTTAATTAAGTCATGATTATTTTCTTTAATCATCGTACGAATAGTTTCAATTTCCATAGGAGACAACAACCGACCAAATTCTTGTTCCGCTATACTATATATATAGTTAGTAGTTGTCTGATTAGAAGGCACTAAGTTTTGGTTATTTAGTATTGATATATTAGTATTGATATTATTAGTATTGATTCCCTGTAAATTATTCAGGTCTTGACCTGTAACTTTTACAGTTCCATTGATATATAAGCGGTTGGGTTTGTTTATACCCTGTCTGACCTCGTTTAATAAGCCGAAATTAGACAGTTCTTTTTTAGATTTTATGATTGTTTTTTCTGAGCATTTAAGTAGTTCCATAAATTGCTCGTTTGTAAAGTACATATAAACCTTACCGTCATCATCAAACCACTTATTTTCCACAGATAGTGTTCTGCGATCAAACAACAACATATAAATTAATTTTGCTTTATCGCTCAGAACGTTATATGGCTCTTTTAACAACCACTGCGGAAACTGATAAAATTGGTTGTTTTTTACTTCTTCAATATGCATCATTCATCGCTTTCAAAAAAATTTTCTTTTAACATGTACGCCCTCTATTATTACGTTCAATCATATTGTCGTAACGTCGTGCATTAGCTTCCCAGCCATGTGTTTCGATTGTCCATTTTTGACGTGTTTCTATAACCTGATTTTTCTTTACAAATAATTTTTTAAATAATTTCTTCATTATGTTATACTCCTAACTGTCTTTCCTTTTTAATATTTTCCAACATTTCTGCCAGCGTTTCCTTTTTAGGTTTATATCTATTTCTAGACTTCCAAGTAACAAACAACTTAAATCCCTCGTAATTGATGAATACAATTCTATGCGTTGGATTATTGATAAATTGTTTAAAATCTGGATGATTTCTCATTTCTGCTGCCCAAACCTTTGCCGTTCCGACGGTTAATCCCTCCCAGATTTGGCAAAGATGCACATAATCGCCATAGTCGGCTTTTTCCGACTGCTTAGCTGGTCTGTAGACTAATTCAGCTTTTGGCATTTCTTACCTCCAATCTGTGATATAATGTAAGTAGAATTTTTGATAAGGGGCTGACTGCAATCAGTTCCTTTTTTTGCATTTACTCAATGCTGTAATCTGCAATCACTCGCAGAATAAACTGGTTAGCCTTTGGTCCTCTAGTTGAGCCACTAAGAATGTTAGTGACCTCTTGACGATTGAGACCATAGGCTGCTGCTAAATCACTCTTCTTGATATTGTTACTTTTTAGAAAGGTAACAACTTTTTCTCGTCCAACTGCAATATCTGGCATATTTTCTCCTTTCTTTTCTGATATAATAAAAATAAAAACTTGAGGTAAAAATGTCTCGATACTCTGATTATAAATACGCTAATACTATCCTTAAAAGTATTGAAGAACGACCAGAAAAATATCTAATTATCCATTACTCCTGCGAAAGTTTTTATAATCTAGGTAGTAAAAGTCCTAGAATAGCTTCCATTTCAGTTCGTCAATTCAATAATGCCCAAACCAACAACTTTTCCATTCATCAGTATTCCGAGATATTAGATACCCCAATTACTGATGATACTTATGAAACTATCGAAAAAGAGCTGTTAACAGATTTCTTCACATTTGTTGACAGAAATACCGACAAAAATTGGATTCACTGGAACATGAGAGATACTGTCTTTGGCTTTCATGCTATTGAGCAGCGATTCAAAGTTCTAGGCGGCACACCAATAATCATTGATGATGACAAAAAGATCGATTTAGCCTATCTGTTTAAAAAGATGTACGGTGGAGGATATATTGACAATCCGCATATTGAAAAATTACTTGAATTGAACAATCTAACCCCACATCGTTTTCTGACAGGTAAACAAGAAGCTGACGCTTTCTCTTCGAGACAATACCATGAACTAAGTATGTCAACATCAAGCAAGGTCAATAGCTTTTCAACATTCCTCACTTTAGCTATCAACGATGATTTAAAAACTAACACCCCTAAATGGAAAATGAGAGGAACTAACCTATCTGGATTACTTTCCGCTTTTCAAGAAACAACCTCAGGAAAAGTGATAATCGGTATAATCAACCTTATTGTCGGCGGAATAGTTGGTGCAATAATTGCAAAATATATTCAATAAATGATTTCTTTTGAAGTAGAATAAGTTTTTGTTGTACTTGCTCTACTTCTTTTTTTGCATCCTCTTTGGAAATAAGAGTCGGATTGTCGTACCAATCTCTTTCCACGTAAAGTTCGTTTTCTTTCCCCTCTAAGCTATCAGCGACCCACTGAAAATGCTCATTACGCTTTTGTAGATCAACGATGTTTTTTTTCATTTTCCCTCCTTGTTTTAAAATCTGTAAACAAGAAACAACTAAATTTTCAACTTTTTAGTATATAACCACTTGACAACTCACACCTAAAAAGTTAGAATTAAAGCATATTAAAGAACCTTAACAAATCAACTAAAACCCGTTCGCCAAAACTGTTTTATAGTTGTTTGCTTAGTTGTTTTTTTAGTTATCTCTTGCTTACAAAAAATATGATACACCTATTTGGTTGAATTGTCAACATTTTTCACCCAAAAAGTTGAAATATTTTTTGTCATGCCTTAGAAAGGTTGATAAATCAATGTTTCCGACGTTTGAAAAAATCAAAGAATTGTGCAAACAGCGTGGAATTACACTTATTCAACTAGAGGAAACCTTAGGATATAGCCGAAATACACTCTATAAGTTGAAAACTCAAAAACCCAACGCTGAAAGAATTGCTGAAATAGCAGACTACTTCAATGTCTCTACAGATTACTTATTAGGTAGAACAGATAATCCCAATATAGCTAAAGATAGCCAAGAATACACTTCTGACGATCTTAGAAAAATGGCAGAAAAGGCTAAAACATTTGATGGCAAGCCACTTACTGAATCAGATATTGATGCAATACAAAATATTATTGAAATTTATTTGAAAGGAAGATAGTCTATGACTATTGAAGAGATTGTAGACTGTCACAAAGTTAATCTCGCATACTTTGATAATGAATTATGGCCACGACCTGGGATTTATATAGACGATATTAAAGTTATTTTTGTCAATAAATCACTATCGTTAGATGCTCAAAAACGGGTTATCCTGCATGAACTCGGACATTGTGAAAGAAATATTGGTGACTATAAGACACTACGTGAGAAACACGAGCTAGAAGCTGACAGATACATGATTAGTCATTTAATCGCTGAAGCACTTTCTCAATTAGAAGATAAACGAGAGTTTAACTACCTACAATTTATGCAATATCATCAACTAACAACTACTGCAGATGAATGCATGGTAATTGATGAATACTATAATTTACTTAAGGTCGTGTAATATAGTGAGGAGATTATATGGATATAAATAAAATAAAGGAATTTGCTGTGTCAACATCAGAAAAGGCTAAAGACGGCATTATTAAAGCAAACGAAATGAGAAAAAGGGCATCACAAGAAAGCAAAATAGTCTTACCGCCCACAATTAATTTAGGTTTTAATACACCTACTGCTATTCGTAAAACAGTGGAGGGTGACTACTATATTGGTTTTTATTCTGAAAAACCTGATTTATTTAAATTTGTGGATTTTCAGTTTGATGGTTCACGAATTATTGAAAAAACAGTAACAAAAGGAAAAACGACTCAAAAAGGTCGTTCTGGTAGTACAATTATTGGAGGATTAATAGGTGCAACTATCAATCCTACTGCTGCAGTACTTGGCGGATTAGCTGGTGCAAATCGTGGTAAAAAAGGAACTATTAACAGTACCTCTACTACTATAACCGAGGAAATTCCGGGTAAAGCTCAATTAACACTCAGAAATTTAAAAACAAATGATATAAAAATAATTAAAACAAAACTAACTCAGGCTCAAGCTAACAATATTCAAAATTTTTTTAGCAAATAGAAAAAGCCCCACTCTAGCCGGCAAGCAATGAAGTGAGGCAAACTGTACAATAAATTAGGCATTAAAAAGCCCTTTTTATTGTACCCATTTTATCAAGAAATGAGGTAAAAATCAATGTGGTCAGAAAAACACAAAAGTGGAAAAGTAAATTTTGTAGAAAGATATAAAGATCCATATACTAATAAATGGAAACGTACATCAGTACTGATGGAAAAAGATACTCCTCGAATTAGAAAAGAAGCTCAAAGAATATTAGATGCTAAGATAGCTGATATCGTAAGAAAGTTGCAAACCTCTGACATGCTATTTACAAATCTAATTGATGAGTGGTGGATATTTTACCAACAGGAAATTAAAAGATCGTCTATTGTCACTTTAAAAGGCAATATTCGAGAGATTAGAGCAGAATTTGGGATCAATATACCTGTAGTTAATATCGACCCTAGATATGTCCAAAATTATCTGGATAATCTCGATTGCTCTAGAAACAAAAAAGAGCGAAACAAGTCTATGCTTAATCTTATCTTTGATTATGCTGTTAGTCTAGATATCATCAAGGATAATCCTGCAAGACGCGCTAAACTGCCAAAAATCAAGAAAACACTTAATGATTGGAAAAAGATTGAAGAAAAATATCTTGAAGAAGAAGAAATCAAGCGGTTGTTAAAAGAATTATTTAGAAGACCTAGCACTCACCGCCTGGGATTACTATCAGAATTTATGAGTCTTAACGGATGCCGTATTGGTGAGGCTATTAGCATAGAGCCGGATAATATTGATTTTAAAAACAAAACTCTACAGTTGCACGGAACTTATGATCGCACTAATGGTTACATAAATGGAGAAAAGACCTCTCCAAAAACCCTTGCGTCCTATCGTGAAACCATTATGAGCAAACGTGAAATGGAAATTTTACAAGAGATGGAGTTTATTAACGAACTCGAAAAAAATACAAATAAACGATACAGAGACATGGGGTATATATTCACGACTAGGAACGGTGTTCCTATCCAAATAAATTCCTTTAATTTAGCATTGAAAAAAGCAAACGAGCGGCTT